CCTTAAAAGTGTTTAAATATATAAAAAGAATATAATAAAATCAATGGCTTATTATGTTGCTACTTTGTTCTTTGTAATATATAGGAGAAATTGTAGCCTTTTTGAGTGCCTTCCCTCAGATTGGCTACGCTATATGCTTATTCCAAAACGAATCATTATTAAATCAAGAATACATCTTGAATGGGTTGCAAGAAACAACAACTGCATTATCACTCGTTCTAATTACGGAGTCCAAGCTTGTCATGTAAGAACTGTTTTTGGTAGAGGCGATTGTGGAGTCGGAACTAAGGGTGGAGATATGTTTGTTGTACCTATGACTTGGCAAGTGCATCACGATCAACACACAATGTCTGAATTAGAATTCTATTGCAAACATAATATAAATCCTATAGAGATTGCAAAATCTTTAGCACTAAATACAAAGTGTAAGAAGATTAACAAACTAGCAAAGGAAGGCTTCTATGACGACTACATTAAACATTACGCAGATCAGCAAGAGTGTACAAAAAGCACTCTTAAATTCAAAGCTATATAAGGACAATGAGTTCTTTGATTTAGACCAAAAGAAAATACTAATCTCAGTCTTAAAAGACAAACTAAACATTAGTTACGCAAAGCTTGGTAAGGAACTTAATCTAAGTTGGTTTCCTGTTTATAAGTCTTGTCAGATAGCTAAGAAAAAATATCCTAAGATAATACAGCAAATTATAAAAACAATTAAAATCTAAAAGGGAGAATAAAATGGAGAAGGAAATAAATAAATTTCACGCACTACAACTATTTACAGATACATTTAGTGCTGAAACAGTACACTTAACAAACGAAGCAGTAGGAATCTATATAAGGTTATTATGTTTTTCTTGGACTAAAAACACCAAACCATTTAAAACTGAATCAGCATATAGAATCTGCCAATGTACTAATGTTAATTGTAACAGAAAAGTTGATAAAGTTTTGGAAGAATTCTTCATAGAAAATGTAGAAGATAGTTCATGGACTCATAAGAGATTAACACATGAACATCAGTATTTAACCAATAAATACAGAGTAAAAGCGGAAGCTGGAAGAAAAGGTGGTCTAGCAAAAAGCAATAATGCTACAAGCAAAACTCTACCCCTACCCCTATCCCTAAATCCTATACCTAAAAGTATTTTAGAGTCTCCATTTGACCAATTCTGGAATACACTTAAAACCAAAAAAGGAAGTAAATTCTTGGCAAGTAAAAAATTTAAGGTTCATTGCTCAGATTTAGACCCTGTAGAACTAGCTGAAAAATTTAATCGTTATTCTGCTACTGTTAAGGACATTGAGTTTTTGGCTCATGTATCTACTTGGATTAACCAAAAAAGGTTTGAAGATGAGGAAAATAACCAATCTTTAAAAACAATAGAACCTGAAATTTTTTACGAAGATATAAAATTAAAATTTACAGGTCAATTTGGAGAACACATGGAATATACAGATAATGATGGCGGTAAATATAAAAAACACAAATGGAACGGAGAACCTATACAAAAAGTTGCTTAGTTAAACAAATCATAGTAATAGGTTATAAATCACAACAGGAGAATCATTATGCCAAAAGGTAAAGGAACATACGGGTCTAAAAAAGGCAGACCACCTATGAAGAAAAAAAAGAAAAAGAAATAGATGGATATTATAACTAAAATAGACCCTGATTATGTATCTGAAACACATGATGTTGGTGCAACTTCAGCACAATCTTCAGCTATAGTAACTGGTTCAGGTAGAGTTAGAATTTGTACAACTACTCATGCACATATTAAATTTGGTGCAAACCCTACAGCAACTGAAGAAGATGTTATGATGCCAGTAAATCATGTTGAAATATTTGCTTTTAAAAGTGGAGATAAGGTAGCTTTTATTCATCATGGTGGGGGTGCTGGAGAAATAAACATAACAGCAGTTGATTAATGACTGGAATTACTACTTCAACCACTCTTAGAAACCTTTACACTAAGAACATAGCTGGTGGTAAACAAAAGAAAAAGAAGCCTAAGAAAAAAAAGAAATGAAGCCTAAAATTGTAAGGTTTGGTCATAGAGATTTCAAAATAAAATACATAACTCACAAACAAGCACAAAAAAAAGGAATCTATGGACAGGTAGATACTAGCACTAACATTATTACAGTTGATGATTCTTTGGATAACAAATTAACTTGCAACACCATCTTACACGAACTTATTCATGTCATAGCAGAGCATTACCACTGGAATTTATCAGCTAAAGCAGAAGAACTTATATGCGAAACTACAGGCAACGCACTATCAGATGTATTCAACCAAAATCCTGATCTTATAAATTATCTTGTAAAAAGTTTTAAAAAGTAGTAGCTGAATCTTACGATACACATAGTCGGTTAATTATGGACAAGATAAAGAATAAAGATATAGAAATTATTGAGCCTAATAAGATAGGCAGACCTAATTTTGAATTTACACCTAAAGTATTAGATCAGGTTAGGAACATGGCTTCTTATATGTGTAGTAAGGGCGAAATAGCTACTATTATTGGTTGTTCACATTCTACTATTAATAGATCAGAAAAAGCCTGTGAAACATACGATCAAGGGGTTGCTTTAGCAAAACAGAGCATTAGGAAAACACAATTTGATATTGCTACTAAACTCAACTCATCTCAAATGGCTATGTGGCTAGGTAAGGTATATCTTAAACAAGATAGAGATGATGATAACGAAGATTACAAACCACTTCCATTAGGAGATGTTATTTGATTCCTTTTCCTGATAAGAAATATGATGTTATTTATGCAGACCCAGCTTGGCATTATGGTAGCAAGTCAGCAGTAAACAATTCTAAAGGAAATAAAATCAAAGAATTAAAGGAGCATTACCCAACACTAAAAAGAAGCGAACTAATAGCACTTCCTATTAAAGATATTGCAGAAGATGATTGTGCAATGTTTATGTGGGTTACAGATTCTCATCTTAATGAAGGTATTGAACTAATGAAAGAGTGGGGATTTCAATATAAGACTATTGCTTTTAATTGGATTAAATTAACATCTAAAGGTAACTACTGTAAAAACGTAGCTCCATGGACAATGAAGTCAAGTGAATTATGTTTACTTGGTATTAAAGGTAAAATGATAAAGCACAAAACAAGCAATAATGTTGAATCCCTTATTTTAGCAGAGAGAACACAACACAGTAAAAAACCACAAGAAGCACGTAATCGTATTTGCAAGTTATTTGCCAAGACATCAAAAATAGAACTTTTTGCTAGACAGAAAACAGAAGGTTGGGATAGTTGGGGTAATGAAGTTTAATGATTAAATATTTTCTATTAATGCACATAATGGTAGCAAATCCAACAGCACCAGCGCCTAAAGTGTATGATTTTTGGTTTCAAGATAACGAGTTAAGATACTACGCAACAGAAAAAGATTGTCAAAGTAGTGCTAATGAAATATTGAAGTGGGCTAGGCAATCTATGGAAGACAAAAATTTAACTGTTATGGACACTTGGTTTGAGTGCATTGAGGTACAAAAGAATGAACAAGCATCATCTCATAATCAACATAGAGGATATCAAACGATATGACATTAATTCTAAACGAGAAATATTTAACAAAGCTATGTTCTATGAAGTTAAAAGCATCTTACTTTATGGACAAACTTTCAAAGATTCTAAAGAAAAAGTGGAAGAAAAAATCTTTCAAACAAACAGTAGCTATCATTACGATTTGGTCGTTGTTGGTAATCTTCTTGAGCATATATCTTTAGAGTATTTGCCTGTTGTGGTTAAGGATATATTTAGCTACTCAAGTAAACACGTTATGGTTATATTAAATTACAAGTCCAATATGTTTAAACCAGTAGTAAAACAATTAAGCAAATACCCAAGACACTCATTTTATTTTAATGCTATCTGAACCACAAAGACAGGTCTGTTCTTCTACTAAAAGATTTAGAGTCTTAGTTACAGGAAGAAGGTTTGGTAAGACTCATTTATGTTTAACTGAGATACTTAGAAAAGCTAGGTTCTCTGACAATGGTAAAATCTTTTATGTGAGTCCTACCTACCGAATGAGTAAGGAGATAATGTGGAAACAACTCAAGAAGAAAGTAAAAGAATTAAGGTGGGTTAAATATATTAACGAAACAGAACTAACAGTAATCTTAGTTAATAATTGTCAGATTAGTTTAAAGGGTGCAGACAAATCAGCAGATAATCTTAGGGGTGTTGGTCTAAACTTTTTAGTGATTGATGAATTTTCTGATGTACCCGAAGAAGCATGGAGTGAAGTTCTAAGACCTACCATATCTGATAAGCATGTGAACGGAGAAGTATTGTTTGTTGGTACTCCTAAAGGCATGGGTAACTGGTCATTTGAAATGTACCAAAAGGGTAAGTCAGAAGACCCTGAGTGGGCTTCATGGAAATTCACAACTATAGAGGGTGGTCAAGTTGAGGAACATGAGATTGAACAGGCTAAGAAAGACCTAGATGAGAGATCATTTAGGCAAGAGTATTTAGCTTCTTTTGAAACTTATAATGGAGTTGTTTATTATAACTTTAACAGAGAACAAAATGTTAAGCCATGTAAGTATGACCCTCAAGCAATTATCCATGTTGGATTAGACTTTAACATAGACCCAATGTCAGCTTGTTTATTTCATTTAAAGAATGGAGTAGCAGAGTTCTTTGATGAGATAGTTATTTACTCCAGTAATACTGACGAATTTGTGGACGAACTACTAAGCAGATATCCTAAGAATAAAATCATTGTGTACCCTGACCCAGCTTCAAGACAACGCAAGACTTCTGCTGGTGGACGAACTGATTTAACTATCTTGCAAAATGCTGGATTAAATGTTAAGTGTCGTAATACTCATGCTCTAGTTAGAGATAGAATCAATAGTGTTAATTCAAGATTAAAGAACTTTGATGGAAATAAAAATATATTAATTGATCCTTCTTGCAAAAACCTTATTAATGGTTTAATGAAACAAATGTATAAAGAAGGTACTAATCAACCTGAGAAAAATGGAAACGATCACATGAATGACGCTTTAGGCTACGCAATAGAATATATCTTCCCTATAACTTCCAACTTACCACCCTCACAACCAAAGAGATTTAGCTAATGGCATATACAAGAGATGAGATTTTAAGAGAAAACGATTTATACAGTTCCTTTTCAACAAGATGGGAATACTACATCAGAAGTTATTT